CTTGGCGAGGGCCCGTACGCAGTGCAACCGCTGGATTCCCCTCACGGGGAGATCCAAACAACCAGAGGAGGTACCATTGCCAGACGGTGGTCTTAAGACCCGATCACGTCTACTACCTGCCCCTAATACGGGGAGGATGGTAGACACATTCGATGATACGAGACCTCCAGGTCAACATGTTGAACTGGATTTCGGTCAACCTATCATGCCATCTGGGATTCAGGTTACTGAATCGGAGGGCCACCCCTTCCACTCTCGTAAGAGAGATTCGAAGGGTGACGTAGGGGGGGAGTTTCGTACAACGAAATCCTACATGAGACCCGTTAATAACGCGTCAATTGCAGGCTATCGTGTCGAACAACCCAGTGGATCATACGGGTGGTCTTATAAAGGCCCCTGTATGCCCATGAACCCCTACGCCGGTCCGCATGGGCAAGGCAAGTTCCCAAGCTCGATCGAAACATCTGACGATGATCTCGACGAGCTGGGAGCTACTGCCATTGCTCAATGCAAACCGACAAACAGCGTCGCGGAGCTATCGACCGCTCTAGGTGAGATAGTCAAGGATGGAATTCCTTCCATAATTGGCCATCAAACTTGGAAAGATCGAACTAACCACGCGCGTAATGCGGGTGGTGAGTACCTGAACGTACAGTTCGGGTGGCTCCCCCTTGTCAACGACGTGCAGAAACTAATGCACGGAGTTAGTCATGCTAAGACTGTTCTTGAACAGTTCGAGCGTGACGCAGGCAAGGTTGTTCGACGCCGTTTTACGTTCCCAATGGAGCGCAAAGAGTCTCGCGTAGAACTGGGTGAAAGGGAGCCTTTTGGCCCAACTAACACTGTTCTGCGCAAGAGCTCACCACAGCCGACCCTTTGGCTCAACATTGTTGAGACAAAGCGGAGATGGTTTAGTGGAGCTTTTACTTATCATTTGCCATCCGGTTATAATTCCCGGAAAGCGATAGATAAGTACAGTTCCTATGCCGATAAGATTCTCGGCCTAAACCTAGACCCAGATACTCTCTGGGAACTCCAGCCGTGGTCCTGGGCCATCGATTGGTTCAGTAGCACTGGAGATGTTCTTTCCAATGTTAATGACTCGATCAAATATGGTCTGGTTATGCAGTATGGGTACATGATGGAAACTTCCATCGTGGAACATACCTATACTCTCGAGGGTGGTGGAAAACCTAATCTCTACCACCTCGTGCGACCGCTTACCTTCGTCACTGAGACGAAGAAAAGACGGAAGGCAAACCCCTTTGGTTTTGGCGTAAAATGGACGGATTTATCATCCGCCCAAACCGCCATACTCGTAGCTTTGGGATTATCCCGAAGCTAAAAGAGTCAATGCGTTTGCATTGACGTACCCACCGGGGACAAGAACTTTGTCCCTAGCTAGGAGCAATGCCTAATGGCACTAACCGACCCACAGTCAATCGACGTCGGTGCTGGCGCTACCAGTCTCCCGAGAACTAATTCGGGAAACAATAGCGCTGAGTACCGATCAGCCGATGGCTCAACCAAGCTATCTCTCTCCCACGCCTACGGGCGTAGGAATCGAGAGGTAGTCCGGGTTGACCACAAGAAGCTAACCGCAGACCCGTTTATTCCGGATGTGGACCGCGAAGTTTCGATGAGTTGTTACATCGTCTTCGATCGGCCCGCAGTCGGGTACACGAATGCGGAAGCTTTGGATATCTGGCAGGGCCTCGCGGCCCTGGCAGCTGCCAGTTCCGATGCACTCGTCGTCAAGCTTCTTGGCGGCGAGAGCTAGGACGGCTGGAACTCGGTAATGCGGAATAAACCCCGCAAGCCGAGACGCCAGCTGTCCGGAATGCAAAAGATATGCCTCATCCTTATACTTCAGGGTGTGGCAATTGTCTATACATTCTCGGTTTATGTCAGTGAGCTCAGTGGGTGTTTCAACTAATGTTGAATCATATAGTTGACTCTACCCTCTGGGCTCTTATCCAGTGGTTAAACATGGCGGAGGCTTATCTCTGTTATGAGATGATGCCTAAGCCATGTTGGTAAGCGCATATTAGGCTAAGGAAAAGCAACCTCTATTTAAGGAGGGCTTTTGAAAAGCCTAATGTTGCTCTGGAAAAGAACCGCCGATGATTTGGCGGTTCGATGTTGCACTAGCGCCACCATGGACTACAAAATAGTCCAAGGTCGTGTCAATCACGAGGGGCTATCGTTTCTTACGATAACCCTGGCGAACTTTGGAAAAGACTTCCAAAAAAGTCTTGACCAAGGATTCGTCGCTCGTAGTCAGTACCAAGGGTTCGGATTTAAAACCCGGACACCTGGTTCTGCAGGTCTCCCCCGATTTCTCGGAGGTTTCCTGGAGCGTGTGTTTGACACTGCTAGTGGTAGGCTACTGGATGAACCAGATGTTCTAGCCATTCTTGCTATTCGTCAGCTAACGCTGATGTTCAGTAAGATGGAGCTTGAGTGCAGTGATGCACGCAAGCGCCAGGCTTTTGCATCGTACATCCAGTGTGAGGAGGAAGTCCGTGATAGTGATAGACGTCTTTCAGACAAAAACATGTCTGATTTTAGGCGAATATCAACTATGCTATTCGCGAGTATCTTTACCAAGGTCGACCGTGAGGTCTACCGAGGCGAAGTGCTCCCGAAGCATGGGCCAGGTGGGACTGCCGACAAGCTTCGCGGAAACGCGAAGTTTCGTCAGTCTACATGGCCCATCCGGCTGGAAACGTACTTTCCCTTGGGAGAGAACGTTATCCCCAACTGGCGATTTTCTGACCAGTTGGCTGCCGTGGACTACCTCGAACCCGAAGCGGAAATACCCGTTAAGGTTATTTCCGTTCCTAAAACGCTCAAAACGCCAAGGATTATTGGTATGGAACCCACTGCTATGCAGTATGCACAGCAGGGGCTACTTACGATAATCCTGAAGGAGCTGGAGAGAGATTATCTCACCGACTCCCTGCTCGGATTCGATGACCAGACGCCTAACCAGCGCATGGCTCGAGAGGGCTCCCTTTCGGGAGAACTTGCAACACTCGATTTGAGTGATGCATCCGACCGCGTTTCGAATCAGCTCGTACGGGCCCTGTTTGCTAATCATCCGCACCTACTAGGTGCAGTTGATGCGTGCAGGTCCCGGAAGGCTGATGTTCCTGGCTGGGGCGTTCAACGCCTGGCCAAGTTCGCGTCTATGGGTTCAGCTCTCACTTTTCCCGTGGAAGCTATGGTATTTCTTACCATAGTGATCCTCGGGATCAGTAGAGAGCTTAGCCTACCTCTAAACCGGAGAACTCTGTTTAAGGAGCTCTCCGGCCAGGTGCGCATTTACGGAGATGATATAATCATCCCCAGTAAATGGGTGCATACCGTCGTTCGTGAGCTCGAGCTTTTTGGAGCTCGAGTAAACACGAGCAAGTCTTACTGGAGTGGTAAATTCCGTGAGTCTTGCGGTCGGGAGTACTATGCTGGCCAAGACGTTTCAATTGTCAAGGTCAGACAGCCTCTTCCGACACGACGGCGCGACGCAACCGGTGTTATTTCAACGGTATCCCTCAGAAACCAGCTGAGAATCGCTGGATATGAGGAGCCGGTGGAATATCTCGACTCTACTATGTGGAAAGTGCTTTCGCACTACCCACGTGTAGATATCGATAGTCCGGTGTTGGGGAGATATGAGTGGGGTCTTGTAGACTCCGACTCATATGACTCAGATTACCAAATCCCTCTGGTTAAGGGATGGGTAGTCTCAGCTGAGCCACCGAGAAATTCTCTCGATGGTCCGGGTGCCCTACTCAAGTACCTGATAAAGGACAGCGATTTGCCATTCGCTGATCCCAGGCACTTGATGCGTAGTGGACGGCCGCAATCCGTTAACATCAAATTGCGAAAGTCCTCCAACCGTTAAGGTTGGTGGGGGGGCCTTAGAGCCCCTGCGAG